GAACGGCCGCCTCTTCCACCTCTCCTCCTTCCCCACCCCCATCCACTTCTTCGCCACCTACCACCCGGCCCACATCCTCCGTAACAACAACATGATCCGTCCCTTCTCCGACCACCTCTCCCTCCTCAACCGCCACCTCCAGTCCCTCCTCCCCCCCATCACCTCCCCCACGTTCGTCCCCCTCCGGTCCCCCAATGGAGATCTCTAATGGCAAGCCTGACCGGCTCAAACGTCCTGTCCCGCGTCCAGTCCCGCAAGGCCGAAGACACCCTCCTCAGCCTGTCCGCCTCCCCCGAGTTCCCCATGATGACCCGCATCCAGGTCGCCAACAAACTCTCGTCCCTTCTTCCCTTCACCATCAAGGTCACCAACCTCAACCGCCTCGCCAAAGCCGTCGGCGTCACCCTCCCTTCCAACCGGGGTCCCCGCCCCTCCTTCGACCTCGACCTTCGTCTCCGCCGCATCGAAGACGCCATCACCTTCATCCTCAAGAACTTCGGCGTCCCCGCCTCTCGCGGCACCCTCGACCAGCTCAAGATCATCACGGACAACTGGCTCGTCCACCTCTCTTCCCACAACACCTCCGAAGACTGACCCCGCCCCCATCCGTCGCCGACGCCGAAAGGGCCCCCATGACTCCCCGCCCCATGATGAAGTGCGGCCACTCCGCCAATGCCACTCGTCCCGGTCCCATCGGCCAAAAGCCCACGACCTCCCCCTGCTGCGCCATCTGCGCCCCCTCCAAGGAGGCCTACGAGATCGACCCCTCGCCGCCCGACCTCCGCACCCGTGAAGCCCGGTGCCCCTCCTGCGACGCCCGCCGCCCCTCTTCCCCCGACCTCGCCTTCTTCGAGCACACCCCCACCAAGCCCTTCGACTCCTTCTACTGCGGCTGCTGCGGCTGGGACTAACCCCTCCGCCGCTCAGGAGCCTTGCGATGCCCGACCCCCGCATCCTTTCGCTGGACACGGAGACATACGGCAAGGTTGCGACGCGTCCTCCCCAGACCGTCTTCTTCCCCCGCAAGATGACGGCCGTCGATCTCATCCCCCCCTCGGAGATCCTGACCACATGCGCCCTCACGTTGCCTTCGAGCGATCCCCGCGACGATCCTTCCCCTTCTGGCCCTTCCTCCTCTTCCTCTTCCTCTTTTTCATCACGAACGTTACGGCCTACTCCATCGGCCGCCTCCACGAGCGCGATCTTCAATCTGACCGCGCCCCAGCTCGCCTCTCTTCGTCCGGGTCCAACCCTTCTCTTCCAGTTCGACGGCCTCCCCCTCCGGTCCCGTGAGCGGCATGAACTCCTCCTTGCCCGCTGGCTCCAGCACGCCGACGTCCTGATCGGCCAGAACCTCTGCTACGACCTCATGGTTCTCCGGGCCCACTCCCCCGCCTTCCGCACCATCCTTTCGGGCCGCCACCACCTCATCGACCTCTCCGTCCTCAACTTCCTCCACTCCGAGAACCGTCCCGAGAAGTCCCTCAAAGACCTCGGCCCCGTCCTCGGCACCCACTGCTACCCCGACGACGAGAAACAGCGCCGCTACAAATCCCCCTCCGATCCCCTCCTCCACTCCTACAACGGCCAGGACACCCACAACACCCTCCTCTCCGCCTCCGTCCTCGCCCAGCGCATCCTCTCCGAGTACCCCAACACCGACAAACTCTCCCCCTTCTGCTTCCGCCTCTACTCCGACCTCATGTGGTCCGTCGTCCGCATGACCGAGTCCGGCGTCCCCTACTCCCTCTCCCTCCTCCACTCCCTCTTCACCCACCTCCACGCCTCCATCTCCGCATCCCGCTCCTTCTGTTCCTCCCACTCCCTCCTCGTTGACGGCCCCGGTTCACCCGCCTCCCAAACCTCCTTCCTCCGCAACCTCATCCTCCAATGCCCTCCCGACCTCCCCCTCCAGTTCACCGAGAAGAAGCACGACCTCTCCATCTCCGACCACAACCGAACCGTCATCGCCGCCGCCCTTCCCCCCTCCCATCCCTCCCAGCCCGTCCTCTCCTCCTGGTCCTCCTTCAAAACCTCCCAGAAACTCCTCTCCACCTACGTTTACCCCCTCATCCTCCATAAGCGGAACAAGCACCTCTCCCGCTCTTCCGTCCTCCTCTCTTCCTCCGATCCCCCCACCCTTCCCCCACCCCCAAGGGATCTCGTCGCATGGCTGCCCTGGAACCCCCCGTCGTCGAAGCCGCCTCTCTGCTCCCTCCCGCCCTCTCCGACTGGGCCGTCCCAGTCGTGGACCTCGCCGTCTCCCTCGGCACCACCCCCTCCAACCTCGACCGGGACATCCTCATCCTCTCCATCAACGACGTCCTCTCCCGTTCCCCTTTCGCCCGAGTGGCCGCCATCGAGAACGACTACCACTCCCTCATCCTTCCCCGCTCCCTCTGGCTCCGCCTCACCTACTGCCGCCACCTCTTCGTCAACGAAACTCCTCTCCTCTGACCGCTTCCTGACCCACCCTTCCTGGTTCATCACGCCCTCCCCCTTCAAAGACTCCTCCGACTCCCAAGGCGGCACGCTCCAGTCCCGCATCACCTGCAAGGACTCTCCCGAACAGACCGCCCCCAAGATCATCCAGCAATGCCGCCGTTCCAGGTCCCCCTCCGGCACCCTCCTCACGATGGACCTCAAGCAGATCGAACTCTGCGTGCCCGCCCTCCTCTCGGGCGAGCCTTCCATGATGACGGCCATCCTCGCCGACGACGACCTCCACACCCTCCGAGCCATCACCACCTTCGGCGCCGACTACCTCACCAGCAAGTACCCCGAACTGGCCGGAGTCCCCTCCAAAGAATGGAAAGACGCCTGTGAGGCCTTCGCCGAACTTGAACGTCAGGTCGGCAAGAAAATCAACTTCTCCGACTTGTTCCGCGCGGGCGCCGACAAGATCCGCAACGCCACCTACGAAGACTGCGGCATCTGGGTCCCCCTCTCCGTCTTCGAGAAGGCCGTCCGCAACCGACCCATCGACCGCCCCGTCCTCTACGAGTGGCAGGAGCGCCTCATCCGCGACGCCCGCGCCGACGGCTACCTCTCCCTCCCCTTGACGGGCCAATCCCGCTCCTTCCTTGGGGGCACCAAGTTCGACGTCAACGAAATCGTCAACTTCCCTGTCCAGGCCACCGCCGCCAACGTCCTCCTCCGCATCCAGCACTACTGCTCCACCCGTCTCCCCTCCCTCGCCCTCTCCACCTCCCTCCACCACACCCACCTCTGCTGCAACACCTACGACGCCCTCGTCTTTGATTGCACCACCCCCCTCGCCCTCTCCGAGGCCTACTCCCTCATCCCCGAAGCCCTCGCCTGGGTCCAGACCCACGACTACTGGGCCGCCCTCCAATCCCTCTTCTCCCGCACCCTCCCCCTCTCTTATTCCCTCAAGGAGTCCGCCCGACGGCCGCCGACCTTCGTCTCCGAACCCAGATCCACCCCCCCATCCCCATCACAAGGATCAAATAATGCCTCCTAAGAAGAAACAAAAGAAAGCCTCCTCCAATAAGAAGAACCCCGCCGCCAAGTTCTTCTACGTCATCCGCGCCTGCAAGGAGGACGGCACCTCCCACGTCAACTTCAAGTGGCCCTCCAAAGGCCCCGTCAGCGCCCCCCGCTTCGTGCTCAACGGACGTTGCGGCGACGGACTCCACGGCTGGGCCTCCCTCGAACACATCGGAAGAGGAGCCCCCTACTGGTTCGAAGACCGCAATATCGCAACCTACCACTGGCTCCTTGTCAGGGTCCCTTTCCGCTACCGGGGCCGAATCAACTACCAGAAGCTCGACCCCCACAAAGTGAAGTTCAAGCACGGCTACGTCGTCCAGACCGACAACTTCTTCCCTACCATCCGGAAGTTTGCCCTCTTGACAAAGGGCAAAGACCTGCCCTAGCCTCCTCCATGAGCAAGACCACCCACATCGACCGCCTCCGGGCCCTCGGCATCAAGAACCCCATCAGGCGATACCTTCTTTCCGGCAGGTCGGTGAGGGACACCGCGAAGGCTTTGGGCATCTCGACCGTTCGCGTCTACGAATACGCGAACGCGCACGACCTCCCCACCAACAAACCCATCCGGCCGGGCTCCACCTACGAGAAGCAGGTGCACGCGCTCCTCCACCAGAAGGAGTTCCCCCTCCGGCTCGTGGCCCGACTCCTCAGAACCTCCTACCCCCACCTCCTCGCCCTCAAACGCAAGACCTCCAAGTCACGCCCTTCCATCTGAGGGACGTGACCCATCTCGCTCCGAGTGGTGGTTCCGGCTTCCCCTTCGAAAGAGGGCTCCTAAAAGTGAAGTGACGCATCGCCCTCCGACCCGGAGGGGGACATCGGAGCAGGGTTGACCGCCGCGAAAGTGCGGCACTTGACGGCGTAGCTCAGCCCGGACAGAGCAGGCCGGTCCTAACGGCAAGGTCGCAGGTTCGAATCCTGCCGTCGTCTTTCCCTGGTGGCTCAACGGTAGAGCGGCCCCCTTTGGAGGGGCGGGTTGCGGGTTCGAATCCCTCCCAGGGTGTTTGCAGCGGTCCCACCTCATCCTCATCGACGACCGGGAGAAAACACCCCTCCTGTTCCCCCCCTTCCTCACCGTCGCGGGGGGCTCCGTGCCCTGGTCCCCCTCCGGTCGGACCCTCCTGATCCACACCCTTTCGCGCCGCCTGCCCACCGGCGACTACGTCCTCTCCGAGGCGCCCGATCGGGGCTGCGTCGAACGGAAGGCCCACCTCTCCGAGTTGCACGGCAACCTCTTCACCGAGAAGCGATACCTCCTGTTCGCCGACGAGCTGAAACGTCTCCGGGACCACTTCTCCCACCCCCTCCTCCTGATCGAAGGGTCCCCCACCAAACCCCTTCCCGTCCGGCCGGGGCTCCCCCCTCCGGACCTGATCCTGGACGTCCTCATGGGTCTGCTGACCCGCTATACTGTCCCCGTCCTCTTCCTCGACGCCTCTACCGTGGACGCTCGTAGGAACGTGGCACGGATCGTGGCGCGACATCTCCTGCACGCCGCGTATGGAGACACCCCATGTTCGTCGAGTTTGTCGCCCCCAAAGTCACCCCCACCGACATCAACACCTCCTCCGGCATCGCTTCTCGCGGCGGCGTCCCCCTCATCGCCGCCCTCCCCGCCCTCGACGGCGTTGACTACATCACCTTCCTCTGGCACCTGACCCAGACCGGCGGAACGACCAAGTTCACCCTCCAGTGCGCCCTCTCCATCGACGGCCCTTGGATCGACATGCACACCGTCACCTCCCTCAACGCTTCCGACTCGGGCTTCAAGCAACTGCCCAAGGCCCCCCTCTGGCGTCTCTTCTTCGACACCACCTCCATCGGCACCGCCCTCGTCCTCACCGCCGGTGTCGTCGGCTGATTCCCCCTCCGGTCCCCTTGGAGTCCACCCCATGAAACGCATCTGCTTCGGCCTCGCCCTGCTCGCGCTTAGCGGCGTTCTTCTCGCCCTTGCCCAGCCCGTCCCTACCTCCACCGGCCAGTTCCGCACGGCCCCCATCACCGGCACCGGTTCCTCCGACTACGCCATCACCATCGGCAACCGCTACTCCCAATCGACCGTTTCCGGGTGGTCCCGCACCGTCATCGAACTCACCAACGGCGACCCCTCCAACCGCCTCGTCCGCGTCGATCTCTCCTTCTGCGCCAACTCCGCCGCCGCCACCGTCCCCTTCCGCATCTGGCTCGGCAAGAAGGGCCTCGGGGCCACCCCCGACTTCGAGTACCAGCTCCTCGGCACCGGCTCCTTCACCACCCGTGCTTCCGGCGCGGGCGTCGCCGCCTCCTCCATCATCACCTCCTCCGAGTACGTCGCCGACACCGTCTCCTTCGTCCCCGCCACCGCCGCCACTTCCCCCATCGGCATCTACGACCTCCTCAACGCCTCCTACGGCACCACCTATACCGTCTTCTCCCCCGGCTCCCTCGTGCCCGCCCACCTCCTCATCAGCGACCTTGGCAACTACCGCTTCCTCATCTTCGACGCCGATCCCGGCAACGGCGTCAACCCCTCCGCCATCATCGACCCTGGCACCTGATCCCCCCCTCCGACTCCCCCTCCGGAACACTCCCATGGACCGCCGCCTCCTCGCCCAGCTCCCCGCCTTCCTCCTATGCCTCCCCGCGTGGGCCACCACCTGGTACGTCCATTCCGGCAACTCCGCCGGAGGCCGTGACGGCACCGCCGCCAACCCCTACAACTCCATCCTCGAATGGCATACGGCCGTCAACGGCGGCAACTTCTCGACTTCCGGCATCATCGGCACCGACAACGTCCTGGTCTTGGCCTCCTCCGAAGGCTCCTACTTCCGCGAGGGCGCCCAAACCTTCAACTTCGGTTCGGACTCGACCAAAGCCATCACCATCCGCGCATGGGACGAGTCGATCGACGGCCCGGCCAAGAACGGCACCCTTCGCGTCCAGCGACCCGTCCTCCGCAACGACATCCTCTTCACCTCCCTGACCAACGTCTCGGGCACCCTCTACAAATCCAACGCCCTCCCCTCCAACGTCCGCACCCTTGCGGGCGGCGGCACCATCCGCGTCCTCTACAAATACGACGACCCCACGACCTGGACCAAGGAAGGGTTCCACGCCGCCGTCCTCACCGTCACCGAACAGGCGAGCGATCCCGCCTCCGTCCCCGCCGGAACCGCCATCTACCAGACCACCACGCGCCAACTCTGGGTTGACGTCGGCGTGACCGCCGTCGCTGCCGACTTCTCCTACTGCGTCACTTACACCGACGACGGCGTCACCGGCAAGACCAACGCCGGTCTCTGCCTCCAAAACGCCTACAACTGTACCATCCAAGGAATCGACTTCTACAACTACATCGAGGGGTCCTCCGGGTGGTACTCCGCCTCCTTCGACTCCCTCTCCGTCAACAACACCATCCGTGGCTGCCGCTCCTTCGACTCCAGCCACCACGGGTTCGGCATCACCGCCTCCACCGCCGTCGTCCAGACCAACAACCTCATCGAGAGTTGTGAAGTCTCCGGACTCGGGAAGAACTCCGGCGCCGCCGCCTTCTACATAGGCACCACCGGCGTCCAGACCGGCAACCGCATCCTCAACTGCACCGCCCACCTCTACCCCACCCTCAAGAAAGACAAGACGCCCGTCTTCACCACCTCCGGCTGCAACGCCGCGTGGATCGGCTCCTCCACGAGCGGCGTCCGCACCGACGTCCTCATCGACTCCTGCCGCTTCAACTTCTACCCCTCCTACCTCCCCCTGAGCGGCACCTACCCCTCCGGCCCAATCCTCACCTTCGTCGCCAACGCCCCCTCCTCCGTCGAAGACTGGGCCACCTACCCCGTCCGCGTCGTCAACTGCGAGTTCGTCAACATGACGGCCGCGACCATGGACAACAACTCGGCCCCCACCCTCATCCGACAAGGCGTCGCCTACTACAACTGCGTCCTCGACTTCTCCGGTTTCTCCAACCTCACCTCCCCCACCCCCTCCTCGGGCGTCTTCACCCTCTACCTTCGCCCAAGCAGCATCCAAAACTACCTCGGCATCTTCTCCTCCATCGTCTCCGCCAACCTCTCCAACATCGGCTCCTCCTACCCCAACATCTTCTCCAACATCAACGGCGGTTCCTCCCCCACCGTCTGGAACGTCACCGTCAACGACTCCCTCGTCTCGTGGACCGGAGGCTCCATGAACTCGGGCGTCGCGTACTGCGGCATGTACGAGATGCGGTCCGGTACCTCCGGCAACACCGGCATGAAAATCATCTCCCGCCGCTCCTGCTACTCGAACGCGTGGGCCAACCACCGCGAGGCCTCCGCCGGCTCCTGGGGCAACCGAGAACTCCTCGTCGGGGACACCGGCGGCGCGACCCCCAACATCGACTACACCTTCCAGTCCTGCCTCTACTACAACTTCCTCGACGGCAACTACTCCGGCGGCACGACCTACGATGACTGGTCCGAGTGGTCCGTCCTCGTTGACCCCACAGGCGTCAAGCTCACCATGACCCCCGTAATCGGCCTCCCCTTCCGCGCCATCCCCAACTCGGGCCTCCCCTCCACCGTCAAGGCCGCCCTCTCCCGTATCCCCTCCACCCCCGGAATCCAGGCCCCCCTCCCCCTCCGGTTGCGAGGCCGCACCCGCTGAACTACCCTACCCGATCCCAGGAGCTTCTAGATGCCTCTCGACCAAGACGACCGCCAGTGGCTAGAGGAACGGTTCGACGCCATACACCAACGCGTCGATACAGCCTTCCACGGACCGGAGGGGGAGCCGCACAAAGGCATCTGGGTTCGCCTTGACCGCGCCGAACGCATCATCGCCGTCGCCCTCTGGATCGCCACCGCCGCCGTCACCGCCGGTATCGGCGCCCTCGCCAAAGCCTTCACCACTGGAAGCACGCCCCCCTCAAACCCTCACCCATGATCCCCCTCCGGTCCATCTTGCTCGACCCCGAGACGACCAGCGCCTTCCGCCGTCTCCTCACCGTCTCCGCCTCCTCCTTCGGGGGATGGGCCATCGCCAAAGGGTGGATCTCCCCCGAACTCGCGGCCGCCCTAGGCACCTTCGGCTTCACTCTCCTTCAGGTCTGGTCCCGGATCGACCGAAACCGCGCCTCGTCCCGGGCCGTCCAAGGCGCGTGGGACGCCAAAGCCCCCAAGGAAGACCCTCCGGAGGACTCCCAATGATCCGTTCCTCCTCGCCCCCCTCCTGGCCTGGTCCAAGTACGACGACAACGTGATCCGAAAGGAGTCCCCATGAAACGCCCACTCCTCCCCGTCGCCTTCGTTGCGGGTTGCCTCCTCGCCTCCTGCACCACCTACCCCGCCACTCCGGAGGGGGACGCCCGCCGCGCCGCCGATGCCTCCACCATCCAGAAAGCGGGCGACTCCCTCGTCGCCGCTTCCACCTTCCTCCCGCCCCCCTTCAACCTGATCGCGGCCGCCCTCGTCGGCATCGGCACCACCATCGCCGTCCAGAAGGTGGGTGGCAAGAAGTCCGACCCCACCAAGACCACCACCACCTGAACCTCCCCCATGTTGTTTGTCGAGCACGCCCCGCTATCGCGGGGGGCGTGCTCTTTCTCATTTCCGATTGGAGTTCTGGATGCCCCTCCCCCCCACCGAGCCCATTCCCCCTCCGGTCGATGAGTCGGACAGCGCCCGTGTCTACCTCGAAGGGCACGGGCTTGTCGCTCTTCAACCCCCCATCCGTTCCTCCGACTACTCCCTCTGCCTCTCCGATCCCTTCCGCTACTACCTCACCCGCCGCCTCGGCCTCTCCCCCTTCCTCTCCTACTCCACCGCCCTCAACCGGGGCACCTGGTTCCACACGGCCGCCCAAGCCTCCCAAACCTCCGACCCTTCCTCCTTCCTCATGAACGCCTTGGACGCCCGCCTCACCGAACTCAAAGCCGTCTGCGAGTCCGTCGGCGTCCTCCCCTCCGCCGCCCTCTCCTTCGCCCAGCGCGAACGCCGCGACTTCGAAACCTCCTCCGCGTGGTTCGATGCCGCCCGCTCCGTTCCCTTCCACCAAGGCAAATCCTTGGACACCTTCTTCGCCCCCTTCACCACCATCTCCTCCGAACTCACCCTCCGCCACCCCCTCACCATCAACGGCGTCACCATGCAGGCCGTGTGCACCGTGGACCGCTTCCTCCTCCGCGACAACCACCTCTACATCCTCGACTACAAGACCTGTTCCGAGCCCCCCACGATCCGCCTCGCCAAGTGCCCCCTCGAAATGCAGACGTGGCTCTACTCCCTCATCACCAGCGAGATGCTCGAAGCGGGCACCCTCCAGCGCCACCTCGACCTGCCCCCCTCCGTCACCTTCGGCGGCATGTACCACGTCGCCATCCAAAAACCCACCATCAAAATGGGCCTCAACGACCGGCCCTACCGCGACGTCCCCTTCACCCCCTCCTCCGGCAAGAACAAGGGCATCACCCGCATCGAGCGTGAATACTACGGGGAGCCCTCCTTCGCCAACTACGTCGCCCGCTGCACCTCCTGGTACACCCGCTCCGGCGAGTTCTCCGCCTCTCCCTTCGAAGAACCCCCCATCAACATCTCCTTCATTTCTCCCTCCCTCCTCAAGAGCCCCTTGACAATGAAAGCCCTCCACACTAGACTTCTCCTCATCCACTCCTTCGCCACCCGACCCGCCAACCCCGACAACTTCCCCATGAATCCCGACGGGATCTACAACTTCCGGGGCCAAACCCTCTCACCCTTCGCGCCCCTCTACCAACGGCCCGTCATCGAGTGGCCCTCCCTCATCGCCGAAGCACGGTTCGTGGTCGATCATCGTGACGACCCAGCCGACACCCCACCCTCGGAGTAGCCTCCATGGCCAAGAAGAAGTCCACCAAGAAGAAGAAGTCCCCGCGCAAGGCGCCCGTCCGTCGCGCCTCCTGGTCCGACGTCTTCTCCCCCTCCATCATCGACCAGGTCCTCGCCCCCGCCCTCATCCAAGACGTCCACGACGGTGAAGCCTTCGCCAACGCCCCCTCCCTCGCCCGACTCCACGCCCTCTTCGAGGACGACCACGCCTGCTCGATCCCCCGTGACCTCTTCAACCGGGTCGCCGAAGCCGCTGGCATCTCCTTCTCCCGCTCCATCTCCCTCGGCCGCAACGTCAACCTCCCCACCCAGCGACAGACCGCCGACGACTCCTTCGGAAGCCCTGGCGACCAGATCCGCCGCACGGTCATCCCCACTCCTTCCCCCTCCGGTCCGCAGGAGGCCGTCGCGGGAGACCCCGACGACGAGACCGACGGGTTCCGGATCACCAACGACACGCCCCCCAGCGCTCGGGACGAGGTGATGCGGCAGGCCCAGATCGACGCCGCCCTCGCCGAGGCCAACGGCGAGATCCCCGAACCCGTCATTATCCCTCGCCGCTGAGTCCCCCTCCGGTTCTAGGAGCGTCCCGTGACCCAAGTCCATCAGACCATCGTGGCCGCACCAACCGCCTCCACCCGGTGGGGCTCCCTCGGCGGCTTCTCCCAACGCATGATCGCCTCACCGGAGGGGGTGCTCGGCCTCATCGCGGGCGCTCCGGGTTCCGGCAAGTCCGCCCTCTTCCAGACCTGTCCCGAAGCCTTCATCTTCAACCTGGACCCCTCTTCCACCACCATCCCGGGCGAGCCCGGAGCCGAAGCCCCCACCCCCAAAGCCCTCATGTGGCCGGGCATCTCCACCGAGGGTCGCACCCTCAACGACCAGGGCCTCCCCTTCATCCTTAGCTGGTCCTTCGTCGAAGAGAAGGTGGCCATCCTCAAGGGCCTCGCCGCCCGCAACGAGCCCCGCCCCAAGGTCGTCGTCTTCGACTCCCTTTCGGCCATGATCGCCCTCATCAAGTCGTGGCTGCCGGGCAAGGCCGCCGACTTCAACCTCGCCACCAACAGCAAGACCGTCTGGAAGGAACTGGACGGACGGGCCGCGTGGGACTTCCTCTACGACCGCATCATCGACCTCCTCCTCTCCCTCCGAGCCCACGGCTACGGCGTCTACGTCGTGGGCCACATCGTCAACTCCAAGGTCCAGCTAGGCGAGGACCGCATGACCATCATGCCGGAACTCACGATCACCGACGGCTTCTGGAAGCGGCTCTACCCCTGGTTCGAACTCGTCATGATCGCCCAGGCCTTCGACGAGGTCGTCTCCATCCCCGATCCCCGCTGGAAGCCCGACCCCAAGTTCCCCAACGCGAAGGCCCGGACCGTCTCCGTCCAACGGCGCCGTGTCTACCTCACCACCGGGGGCAACGAGTTTTCCGGCATCACCAAGGTCCGCGTCCCCATCTCGACCGTCCTCCTCGAACCCGCCTCCTCCGCCTGGGACGTCTTCGTCGCCCAGTACAAGGCGGCGGCGGACCGGGGCACCCTCGAAGCCAAAGAGGTCGCCCCTCCTCCTCCTGCGAAGCCCTGATTCCGGAGCCGCCGTGGCTCCCCATCTTTCCGGGGCTCCGTGCCCCAAGGAGTTTTCATGTCCCTGGATACCGCAACCGCCTCCGCCCTCTCCCTCCTCACCGGGTTCAACAACGCCTACAACGACGCCACCGCCAACAACGGCGAGGGCGGCCTGGGCGAGTGGCCCCCGCACGGCAAGTACGCCTGCGCCATCACCTCCATCGCCGTCAAGGCCGAGACCAAGAAGATCAAGTCCAGGAGGAACGGCGTCGAGTATGCCTTCCCGGGCGTCTCCGTCCAGTTCCACTTCCGCTGCAACGACGTGATCCCCACCCAGAAGGACCCGTCCCAGCCCCTGGAGTGGAAGGGCGCTCCCTTCTTCCTCGTGGCCAACCCTGCCTCCGTCCCCGAGGACCTCTCTTGGCTCATCTCCATGAACGCCGACCGACTCAAGGGCCACCTCGCCTGCGTCAACGGCGCCCTCGGCAACAACATCCAGGCCGACCTCCAGGCCGCCATCACCAAAGTCTCCAGCCAGCAGGTGCACGCCATGGTCTTCTGCGAGTACCGTGACGGCAAGCAGTCCGTCCAGGACAAGGCCGAGGGCAAGGCGGCCGTCCAGTACAAGACCGAGTTCCTGACGGAGGCCCTCGCCTCCTAAGCCAGCCATGGCAGTCTGTCCTCCCCTCTCGTTGAGTGGAGTTCCACCCCCCATCTCCGGAGCAAGGGACGGGGGGTGTTCGCACGGTTGACTTCCCCCTCCAGTCCTTGTAGCCTCCTCCAGACTCCCCCTCCGGTTGCTGGGGCGGCTCCGCAAGAGTCGCCTCAGCCTTCTCTCTCCCCTCTCTGGTGGCCGCTCACTTCACGGGGCGGCCACCTTTATGACCGACGCCAAGTGCCAGGTGCTCTTGGCCGGGGACCCCTCATCCCCCTCCCTCTACGCTCCCGGCCGCGCGTTCCTTCTCCGCTCCACCATGATCGCCACGGACCTCCCCCTGACCGGCTTCCACGCCCGGAAGGCCCGCCTCTTCGTGGGCACCAAGAACACCCTCACCCATCTCATCACCCTCGCCCACCCCTTCGACCCCACTCCCCCCTCCGGCAACCCCTACCCTCATTTGGGGGTGGGGGAAGAAGAGATTGATCTGCTTGAAATCGACGTTGTCGCCCTCGCCTTGACGTTCAAGAAGAAGGGCTCCTTTCGCATGTCAACCAGGGTGCCCTTGCGAACGACAGCCATCTTTGAGGAAAGGGTCCCATGGATTTTCCCCCTGTTGATACCTCGTCGTCTTCCGGCCTCTCTGCGCACGATGTCAAAGGGCAGCTTCTCCTGCCTTTCGCAATGGACCAGGCTGAGCTGAGCCCCGACCCTGTCGTTGAAAGGGTGGTGGAGAGGCTCCGTTCCAGATCGGTTGTGGGGACTCGGAAGTACGGGGTCACTCTGGATCGGAGCAGAGCGCGGACCCCCGAGTTCCTCCAGCACCTCCTTGAAGAACTCCTCGATGCGGCGAACTACGTCCAGAAGCTCATCGACCTCCACGACCAGGCCCCTGCCTCGAAGAAGGGGTATCCGCCGGGGTGGTGAGTGCCGGTATGCCGGGACCGCCGGGGCCCCCCCTCTTATATATATTTCTTTCTTTCTTTCAAGAGAAGTAAAGGGATGGCACTGTTGGCTCTGGAGGGGGTTTCCGCTGCTGCAAAGTGGTGCCGTGGAGTTGGCATCACCAAACAAAACCCCCCCGCACCTTGCGATGCGGGGGGGCCCTCAACCGACGCGTCCACTCACCACAGTCTAGGGACCGAAGGAACCGAACTCCATCGGGGGGTTTGCTTGGGCCTGCATGGCCGCCAGGACGGCCCGTTCGATATCGGCCTGTCCTGAGACCTCCCGGACGTCGGAACGGCTCCTGGCGGTTCCTCCGGCCGCTAGCGAGGAAACGGGCACGTTGAGCCCACGAGACCCCTGCACCACATCCCCGTACACCCGCCGCACATCGGAGGGCATCCTGTCCAAAATGCGCTCGGTGCGGGGCACCTGACGGCTCTGCACGAACGCCCTTACCTGAGCCTTCGTGACGGTGAGGGGGACCCCGTACTTGGATTCGAAGGCCTTGGCCGTCTTCTCGGCCCCCCTCGGATCGTTGGCGACCATCGCCCGCAGGTACTCGTGGCGCGCCCCCAAGATCTCTTCCCGCTGCTTCACCAGGTAGCCGTCGAGGGAGCCCGGCTCGTTGAACTTGCCCATGTCCACCCCGAGTCCCCGCATCACCAGCTCGGAGGGGCTCTTGTAATCGACGAGGCGACCCCCCTTATAGACGGGCACCCTCCCGTCTTCCAGGGGGTTGCTCCAGTCGGCGGTGGTCTTCTGCATCGAGGAAAGGAGGGGGATCCCCGTCTCGGGCATCACCCCCATCAACCGGCTCAGGGCGATTCCGCCGGGCACCACCCGGGAAATGGCGCTCGTGAGGGTGGCGGTATCGCCGGAAGCCAGCCCCGAAATGAAGTCGTGGGGCACCGAGATGATGGGGGGCAGCTTGATCCACCCGTTGCCGCTCTCCAGGTACCTGTCGCCCCCCACCACGTCGGCCGCGCTCGCCGCGAACAACCCCTTCGACAGGTCAACACCCGCGAGCGACTTGCCCGCCTCATAGATGATCGCGCTCATCCCGAGGCCCCGCACGAGCGTATTGGCGAGACCCGCCGCGTAGCTGGACTGACCCCCCAGCATCGGCATCGTGTAAAACGTGCCCGTGAACGTCCGGGCGGGGAAGCTCATGAACTGCCGCAACACCGGGTTCGCCATCCACCCCTTCAAGAAGATGCGGGGCGTGTTCTCCGGCGTGTTCGTGAACTGCATCATGCTCACGAACTGCTTCTGGGAGTCCCGCACCGCCTGCGTGATGGGCTTACCCGATGCTTCCCACGCCGCCTCGTAGGCGTGCCCGGTCACCAGCCGGTTCAACCACTCCGTCTTCTCAAACCCCTTGAGGAACAACTCTTCGACGAGGTCAAAGAAGCCCCTCTTCTTGCCCAGCCTGTTTCCAAACGTGACGGTGTCCAGCATCGAGAGGTGGTCGCCCCCAATCCCCCACTCCTTGGCGTGCGGCATCACCTGGTCGAGCAGCTCCTGCCGCTGCCGCTCCGTGATCATCCCCACCCCGTACTTCTCCACCCTCTTGCTGGCGTACGCCCACAGGTCGGCCATCGCCCTCTTGTACCCCTTCAACGTGTTGCCAATGCCCAATGCGGGCGCCGTCATCACCACGGGCTGCATCAGGTTCATCGTCATCGAACCCAGGTTGAGCCCCAAATGGCTCACATAAAACATCCGGGCGATGGCGCCCCAGACTCCCCCTCCGGTCCCCGGGTCCAGGTCGGGGTCGGCGAGCATGTTCAGCTTCTTGGCGAGGGGGGGCACGTTCTTGTTGATCCACTTCCCGAGCCCCGTTCCCATGAAAGAGGCGAGGCCCTTCTTGGCCTGCCACAGGGCCGCCCTCATCACGAGGGCCTCCTTTGGCGCCCGCGACATAAGCCCGGCCAGCGACTCCCTCAGGTGCCGCTGTACGAGGGGGTCGGCCTGGACCATTACGGCGTTGCGAAGCATCGCCTCCACCGTCATCTCGGGAGCGTCCGCGAACTTGTGCCACTCGTCGTCGGCCCGTACGTGGGGGCCGCCCAGCGCGGGTTTGAGCAGTGGGTCCTTGAAGGGGGCCTCCCACCCTTTTGTCAACTTGCCGCTGCGGACCGTCGCGGCCTGGGCCGCCAACATCCCCTGGGAGGGCTTCTTCAACATCTCGGTGAAGGCGGCCGCCTCCCTCGTGTACCTCTCCGTCGTCATCGGCGCGTTGATGCGGAGGGCGGGCATCGCCATCTGGTGCTCTTTGAGCAGCCGGTTCGCCGCCGTATCCGCCTCCCAAATCATCTTGTTCATGTGGTCCCGGATGGAGGCGGGCAGTTCCGGGTCCATCGTGAACCCGTAGAGATCATCGGGGTGTATCATCAGGGGGGCTCCCCCCTTCTTCGAAATGGCGAGCCCCTTCGCCGCGCTCACCCCGTCCCGCATCCCCTGCGCATCGAAGACCTGGAGGATGGAGGTGTTGGCCGGACGCAGGTTCGCGTTCGCCGCCATCTCGGGCGTCTTCACCCGCTGCACCGTGTTGAAAGGGATGTAGTGGTCGGAGAAGGCGTCTCCCCCCATCAGCATCTTCTTGGCGATGTCCAGCCCCTCCTTCGGGTCGGCCGCCCCCATCTCTATCGCCTTGTGGTGGTACTCCCCAAACAAGAGGTCCATGGCGTCCTCGCCCCCGTAGGTTCCGTAGGAGCCCATGGGCGAGTCGAGAGGCCCCATGATGTCGATGTTGCCCCCCCTCCGCTTGTTCTGGATCGTCCTCACCAGCCGGATGGCGTGATCGTCGGGAATCTCCCCCTTCGCGTTGAGCTGGAAGACACTCTCCTTCTTGGCGTCCCGCTCCGCCTTCATCGCGTTGAACCAGTCGTGGTACTCGGCGGGGGCGTTCGCTTCGATCTTGTCCCTCAACTCGGCGAGCAGGTGCCCCTCCCCCTTCGGAGTCCAGTCGATCCTGAAAGCGGGTTTCTCGGAGGCGACGTACTTGGGGATGATGAAGGGGGTGTCGGGGATCTTCTTGAGGAGTTCGTTCATCCGTTTCTGGGCGGTCCTGGCCAGTTTCCGGCCCGACCCCTTGAGCGAGTCGGACTGGTCCAGGAGGAACCGCAACTCTTTCCCCTCCTCCGTCTCCCAGAAGTTCTTGTAGGTGTCGCGGGCTTCCCGCCACTTGGCGACGGCGTTGAGGTCGGTGGAATCACCAATGATGGAGTGCTGCCACTTCCCTCCGACCTTGCGGCCCGTACCGTACTCCAGCCGGATATTGGGGGTCGTCGGGGCGTAGGGCTTGTCCATCTGGTAGAGGCGGATGGTGGCGGCGTTGTGGAGCCGCTGGACTTCGAGGGCCTTCGCGGGCCCGTACTTCTTGGCGACTTCTCCGGGATCGAAGGTGTCGATGCCCAGCCTTTCCATTAGTTTGCCGAGGGGCCCACCCACTCTTTCCGTGATCCCATCCTGGGCCGCCTTGTGCGCGACGTAGACCTCCCCGACCACGCTGGCGGCGTGCGTGCCCCTCGTCTCTTCGGCGAGACCCAGCAGACCAGACGCGGCCATCGCGTTCCACTCTTGGTGGAGAGCCCCCTTCCCCGGAGCCATCAGGAAGGGGTCACGACCCTTCGCCAGCGCGCGACCCACCGGCGCATGGGTGAACATCATGGCGAGGACAAAGGGGTTCGTGAGCGTGTTGACGACGAAGGAACCAATGCCGCTCCCCTGTCCGAGGAGGCGTTCGGCCATCGTCTTCCGCTCTTCGGGGGCGAGACTGGTCGGCGAGACCACCGTATCCAGGAGCCCTTCCAAAGAGGCGTGCCCCCCCACCAACTGCGAGAGGGCAACGCCCGGGGCATCATAGATGCGGAGATCCCTGTAGCCAGTGGCCACGGGCCCTCCTTACTGGCGACGGCTCCGGAACCGGAGAGTGCCCACCACGCCCGCGAGGGCCGTAAGTGTCGCCGAGTCGAAGGAAATCACGATCATCGAACCGGCGGGCACGATGTTGCCCGTGGTGGAGACCGTCGCGTCAACGTTGGTGTCGATCGCGCCGTCCACTGGGAACGCGCTCGTGATGTCGGTGCCGGCCGAAGACGCCGCAGCCCCGCTGGCGACCCACTTCAGCTTGCCGGTCCGGCCGCTCACCGAGCAGGCCGTGGCGAAGCGGAGCTTGAAAGCGTCAACGACGATGTCACGATCCGTCAGCATCAGGGGCATGTGCTGGACGGGGGTCCCCAGCGGGTTCGTGAGGAACTGGCTGGTCTGGAAGTCGTCGGGATACTGGGACACGGGGAGGGCGGTTTCACCAGGCATGGGAAAATCTCCTTAGGGTCTCTCGGACCCTCCTCAGTATAGCCTCAGAGGATCCGTGTCGCCTTCCCGAGCAGTTTCTTCCCCAAGGCGGCAAACTCTTCCCAGCTCGATATCATCCGGGCCTCCTTTGCCAGAGCCTTCGGCGCTGCCTGCTTCCCGTACCGGGCCGCTTTCTCCTCCAAAGAGAGGGCTGGCATGGACGGACGGGGCTCTTCCCACCAACGGTTCACATTGGCCCCACCCCTCGCCCGATTCATGGCCTTGCGGTCGGCCATCCCCGGCCGGAACCCTGCTTCCTCCTCCCCTAGCTCGTCCAAGGGGGGTCGGACCTCATCGTCAAGGAGGAGATCAAGGATGTCTTGGGCCTTGAAAACCTCGTTTCCAGAGGAGGCCAGCACTTCCCGCCCCGACTTCCCCGACTTGATTTCGTGGAAGAGCCCGTATAGATCCCCAAGCGAAGGATCATTGGTCTGGGCCCACTGCACCGCCTTCTTGGTGCCCACGATGTTCGGGGGCATCCCCCTCCGGACGAGTTCGTTCTCGACTTCTCGGTTGACCTCCATCAGCTTGAACCAGTCGGAGGGCGTCTCGCCCCTCTTCAAGAACCATTTGGGAATCTTCCCTCTCTTGGTCCGAGGAAGCAGATACTCCTTGGAAGCTTCCGGGAGCCATTCCACCTCCTTCCTCCCGTAAGCGTTCAGAACCGCCGCGTCCGGCCGTGCTTCTTCAACGGGCACTATCCGGGCGATGCGGAGGTCGTTTTCGGGCGTGAGTTCGAGTTCGGCGCCCTGAGGACTGAGCCACTCCTCCGCCTTCGGGTTGAAATACTCCAGCCATTCCGGGGTCATCGGCTCCACGCGGCTCCACGCCTTGGCCTGCTCTAGCTGGTAGCGGGCGCGAGGGATCATGTTGTTTTGGACCGACCACACGGCGGAGCTGGCGAGGTCGGCTCCCATGAGGTCCCCCCTCTTGAAAGCCTCGATCGAGTAGTTGTGCGCTCGCTTCGCCAGTTTGAACGCGGGGTCATTGCTGGAGAAGTCGGTTGTGGTCATCAACCAGTTCTCGTTCTTCTCGAACTTGGAAGGAGCGTCCTCGCTGCCATGCGCGAGCGTCCACTCCCACGCGCGGCGAGCCTTGGGCATCTGGTCGATAACCTTCTGCACGAAGGCGGGATCGGAGCCTCTGAGCGTGCGAAGGACTGCGGAGAAGCGGGCCGAACCCCCTTTCGATACGTCGAGGGCCCGTAGGGCACGAATCGCCTCTTCCTGGTTGGCCGGAGGGATGAAGCGGGTCAAGGGGTCCATGAACTCCTTGAGACGGCCCTTGACGGTGATTTCTTCCCCCTTCGCCCTGCTGTACTCCCACCTACCCGTCCTGGGGTTCTTGTATTTTTGGGGGGGAAACGCCCTGTCGGCCAACTGGATCTTCTGCTTCGTCCGCTGGGAGAAGGGGTCCTTCGCGGCGACGTTGGGGGACAGGATCCGTCCCACTTCATCGAGGAGGGCGGGCGACTCCAACCTCCTCCCGAAGGGGAGTGGGGTGGGAGGACGCTCGTTGAGTCGAGAGGAGCCCGCCCCCAAGATCCGACCAGATTCCTCTACTCTCTGGAGTTCGAGAGTTCGAATGGGTGCTCCCTTGGGCGTACGAGAAACGTCCTCGGGTCGAAGTCCCCCTCCAAGAGTGGGTGCGGGAAGTTCGATAGGAGGGTTCTGCAATCTCATGGCGACTTCGTCGGCCAGCGCCTGGAGTCGGCCATCCTCCCTCGCCTTCTCCACGATAGCCAGAGCCTCGGACCCCAACGCCAGCTCGGACCCCAACGGAGGCAGCACCGTCGGACCCAACCGGAGGGGGAGCTTCCTTTTCGATAGGGGGGCAGGCAACGACCCGATCGGCAAGGGAGTAGCACGCCCTATCTTGAAACCGAGGGAGGGGGCGAGACCGGAGCCGTCACGGGTGGGCATCTTACGTCTCCGTCGTCAGTTGCTGGAGAGGATCTTGGTCCTGGAAGGCCCCATCACTCATCTGTTCAGCCATCTGCTGCATCAGGTCGATGCGGGGGGTCCCCCCGATGACGACGGCGCCCTTGGGCAACCTCCGCCCCGCCATGATCTGCTGGGCCACCGAGGGCGCGTTCTGGATAAGAGACACCGTGTTCTGCGCAAAGCGTTGCGCCCTCGCCTGATTCTCGATCTCACGGCGCCTCTGCTCCTTCTGGACCTCCCTCTCCATCTCCAGAGCCTGATCCGTCGAGATGCCCCCGATCAATGGGTCACCCGTCACGGACCGGCTCACCACATTGGCCGCGTCCTTCGCCAGTCCAAGCAACGGCAGACCCAGTCCCACCGCATCAATCGTTGAAAGGATCGGGTGCTTGACCACACCCCTCATCAAGGCGCCCATCAGACCCGAAATCTTCCCCCCACCCCCAAGGATCGCCCCTCCGGCGCCGAGGCTTTGGGTGAGGCGTGCGGCCCCCCGCTGGAGCGCGGATCCGCCCCCCTCCACGCCGCTCGCTTCGAGGATGGAGGACAGGCGGGCTTCCTTCTTGGACTTGAACTTAGCCATGGGGAGCCTCCTGGGAGCAGAGGCAGATGACGAGGGTGTCGTCGTCGTCGCGGCGGCCCACCACGATCGCCCCCTTTCCACTCTGGACGAGGGGGAGGTTTCGACGGTCCCACAAGAAGTGCTTCACGCATTTCTCGACGCCCCTCTTGTCAACGACGAAGGGCTCCCCCTCCGGCTTCAAGGAGGTGTTGGGGTGGACTTTGGGGTTGAGGGGGACGACGGCGATCCCGTCCTCATTGAAGAGGGTGAAGGCGGTGTGGGCGATGGCCTTGGCAAGCTTCCCATTCATACGAGCCCCGTTCGAGCCGCGATCTCGGCGATGGAGGGCCCGTCGTTGAGGGAGGCCCGTTGCAGTTCGGCCTTGTACCTCTGGGCCATGTCGGCCATGAACGCCTGGTCCTTGGCGGCGACGTAGGAAGCGGGCTGACGGGGCGACGCTTGGAGGTCGGCCAACGCTCCCAGCCGCTGGCTCAAGGCTTGTTCCAAGATATCGTTGCCGCTGTCGGCCATCGAGTCGTCGGCGATTCCCCTCAGGGCGAAGTTGATGGCCTTCTTTCGCTTGCCCGCCTTCGTCCACTCGGGACCCCCGATGAGGTTGCCTTCGTCCCACAGTTCGGAGAGGGCTTGGTAGGCGCCGACGATGCCGAGGCCCGCAAGGCCCCCCGCCAGAAGCTTGCCCCCCACCCCCTTGCCCACCGAGAGCAGCGACTTGAGTTTGTCCATGCCCATCTTGCTCATTGGCCGTCTCCTTCAAGGGACGATAGGAGCCCGTCCAGCTTGTTGCGGAGGGGCGTCAACAAAGAGTCCTCGATGCCGCTCGTCTCGTCCGTGATCTGCTTGCGGGCCTTCGACGCCGTCCTCATCCCGGCCAGCGCGAGGGCGTCCTCGCGGCTGCGACGCTTCTGCGACAGCTTCAACTTCTTGTCTTCGAGGGACCGCACCTCCGCCGCCGGATCCACCGTGTCCGGATCGAAGCCGCTCGCCCTCACCTGGTTCTCGTAGGACTTCTGGCGGGCCAGCAGCGCCTCCTCCACCTTGGCACGGGCGGAGGGGGGCAACCGGCTCAGGTACTCGGCCCTCTTGTCAAACTTGCCGTTGTCGATGAAGTCGGCGATGGCCTCCTCCATGATGGAGCGGTTGTCCACCCCCGACTTCTCCCACTTCCCGTCCTTGGTTTGGGTTATTGACGCCCCCATCCGGAAGAGGGTGGGACCTTCCTTGCTGCGGAGGGAGAGGCCCAACGCCCCCATCTGCTCCACCTTCTGGAAGTAGGCGAGGTCGGCGGAGGGGTCCGCCACGCTCACCCAGCCCTTCTCGGCCGAGTCCTGCATCGTCTTCGCGGCGGCCGCCCCTTTCAACGTGAGGCGACCGTTGGCCCCCTGCTTCATCAGACCGTTCAAGACGAATCCTATCTTGTCAGTCTCGACGCCCGCGTCCCTCAGTTGCTGGGCGTACGTCTCCGCCTCCTTCAAGGCGGCTTCCCTGCTCTCGGAGGCGCCCATCCCGTTGAAGTTGGCGGCATTTTCCAGGGCCTGCATCATGCTGCGGAACTGGGCCGTCTCCCCCTCCGATAGGCCTAGTTGCGGCGCCACCCTCATCACCAAGTCGTCCGTGAACGTCCCCATCGACACCGTCTTTTCCTTGCCGGAAAGCATGGCGTCACCGACGACGGTTCCGATTGTGGCTGCCGCAGCGCCTAGAGACCCACCGCCCACCTTAGATACCTGTTCGATGCCAGTGCGGGCGGCTGCGCGAACGCCGCCGGTGTGGGAGGTGATGGCTTGGTTGAGGCTGTCCAGAAGCTGCTGCTCGCGGTCGTGCTGGGCGGCCATGTCGAGCTGCATGGCGTCGAAGATGTCCTGGTGGATGAGGGGCGCCTGGACCTGCCCGTCTTTACCTTGCTCGCCCGTGATGAGGGCTTCCTTCAGGTGGGCCAGGATGGAAAGGCGGGCGAGGCGGTGGTCCGTATCCTCGGAGTCTCGCTGGATCTCGTCGAGTTCGGGATACGCCTTGTCGAGTTCGTCGAGGTTGGAGGCCATGGCCGCGTTGGTGATGCGGTCGGCCACTTCCTTGCGGCGGCTCTCGACCTGCTCGTGACGCGCGATCATCGCCGATTCGAGGAGGGACAGTTGGCGCTGATGCTCGGCCATCTTCTTCTGGAGGGCCAGTTGCTCCTTGGAGAGGCTCATCTGCTGCCCGAACTGCTGGTCCTCCTGCCTCATCCGGGCGTCGAACTGGCCCTGCTGCTGGGCCTGGCTCTGCTGGAACTGGCGATCCTGCTGGGCCAGCTCGGGCGCGTTCGAACGGCCCATGCCCGGGATCGCCGCACCAGCGGCGGGGTTCACGACGTTGACGGAGAACTGAGACACGTTCCACTCCTTACCAGAGGCGGCTGCCGAGCGACGCGCTCAACCCTCGGGGCTTGAACTCACCCCCGCTGAACCCGTAGGTGCGGGACCCGTACGCCTTGTCCGCTGCGTAGATTCCAGCGAGCCCCTGGAACTTGGACACCACCGTCTCGGGGTTATTCTGGATCATCCCGGCGAGGGCGGTCCTCCCTTGCATCTGCAACTGGGCGGCGGTGACGGGGGCCATCGCCCTCAGGTTGCCGCTCCACTCGCGGGCGTGCTGGGCCATCTGCAACGCGCTGGAACGGATCTGGCCCGCCCCCAGCGCCGTCTGACCCGCCCCCATCTGCGTCTGTGCGAGGTTGTTCTTCAACTGGGCCAGCATCTCCTGACCCCTCACCGCCATGGGGGCAATGGCCTGGCTGATCTGCTGGGTCATCTGCCCCTTCAACTGGAAGAGGGCGCTCTGTTTCTCTTCGGGCGTCATGTCCGAGCTATTGATCTCGTTCTGCTGGGCCTGGAAGGACCGCTGCACCGCCGCGCTGGTGGAGGCCATCATCTGGGCGTTGTTGTCCTGATACTCCTTCTCGGCCCTTTGCTGGGTGCCCACCGCGTCCGCCGCGTACTTGTTGGCCAGGTCCGCGTCTTTCTGCCCGGCCCCGTTGGGGTCTTCGAGGCGGTTCGCAAACTGGTCCATCCGGCCCGCCTCCCGGTTGGCGGCTCCCACCACCTGCCCCGGGATCTGCTGGATCCCGCCATACATGTCGTTGTTGACGAGGTTGCCCCGGTCGAACTGGCGGTTCCCAGCCGCCTGGATGTTGCCCATGTCGTCGAGCATGGCGGAGCGGAAGTCCTGCCCCACGTTTCCGGAGCCGGGCAGCGTCATCCCGTTGTGGGCGGGACTCCTGCTCACGAAGGAGACCCCGTCCCTGGTGATGCGGGTGGACGAGCCCTGGGGGGAGCCCCGACCCACCAGGGCGTCCCGGCCCTGCTGGCCCGGCTGCTGGTACGGGTTGAACTGGGGGTTCGGCCCGAAAGGAGCCTTGGGCTCATTGAAGGCGAAGTCGAAGCCGTGCGAGGAGAGGGGACGACCCGCCATCTGCTGGAGGGCCTGTCCATCATAGTCGAATCGAGGGTCACCGGGCATGATTCACCTCCGGGGAGTATATCACGAGGAGTGGCGGATGCGTTCCTGGTCGGTCACCCTGCCCTTGACCCGGACGGCCATCAGGCGAAAGTCCAGATCGGGGCACACAATCATGAGGGAGGGGCAGAGGACGGCCCCTGAAACCCCGAACTTCCCCTCATTGGCCGTGAGGGCCCAGCCCGCCTCCCCCATGGCCGCGTACTCGGCGGGGGTCCCTTCCACAATGGAGGAGAGGGCGGTGCCCGTCCCCCTCGCCCGGCACAGCCCCTTGGCGGCGGGGGCGGCGTCATCGCCCCGGAACACCTGCCCGAAAAACTTGGCGTCGGTCGTCCCGTCGGAGGAGGCGGGCCCACTAACCGACGTGAAGCAGGCCCCGATGGAATCGACGTGCCGGATGCGGAAGAAGCCCTGCCCCCCATAGTCCTGCCCATCCGCCGTCTGTACTGCTAGAGGCGAGCCAGTCCACGAGAGGGGGACGGGGGAGAGGGCGACCCGATCCCCCTGGACCAGGTTGCCGATGATGGCGTCCATCTCGTCGCCCGTGTTGCACTCCACGTCGAAGTAGTCGGGGCCGGTCCCACTAATCCTCTTGATCCGTACCTTCTTGCCCACGATGGAGGCGGCGTCCGAAGCCACGACGTAGAGGTACGCCCCCTCCAGTCCGGAAGTCCCGTCCGTGGCTCCCCCTCCGGGAGCGACGAGGCCCCCCGCCAGTTTGAGGCGGATGGACGTGCCCGTGAAGAAGGAGGTGTGCACTTCGAAGCGGGAGTCCCCCGCGAAGTCGAGGGTGGTGAGGCGGGGACTGGCCGCGTGCGTGCTCCCCCCTCCGATGGTCTTGGAGCGGTCCGCGTCGTAGACGAAGATGCGGGGTTTCCAACCGGAGGGGGCGGCCTCCCCCTCCGCGTCGCGGGGGTATTCCTGGAGCCAGAGAGCGCGTTCGTCGAGGGGGGCGCTGGCGATGTCGGGGGAGACTGGCCACTGCCCGAACTGGACTTGGAGGAAGGGGAGGTCGTGGAACTCGGAGACGCGGGCGCTGTTGTACCAGATGACGGCCGCCGTGCTCTCGGCCGGGTTGAAGCAGAAGAGGGCGGAGATGGCCGGATCGAAAGCGAGCGTGATCTTGTCGAGGGTGGCCGAGTCCCACTCCTGCATGATGAGGTTGTTGAGGGAGCGGATGTCATCGAGCTGGGTGGAGGCGTCCACCGTCTTCATGCCCTTCCGCGTGACGATGTAGATGGTGGAGCCGATCGTTTCGGCGGCGTGGGGGCCCACGATGCCGTAGCCCTTGTGGGTCTCGACGACGCGGATGGCGGTGCTGTCCTTCCTGATGAAGAACTGGCGGGACGCCGAGAACCCCATGATGTTCGAACCGGCGGGCTGGAACCGCAGGATTTCGGTGGAGGGCACCGACGGGACGTAGCGGGAGGAGGGCGCGAACAGCTCGGGCTGGGCATCCCCCAGAGCGCTCCATCGGATCTCGCCCAAACCCCTCAGCGTGTCGCCCACTCGGTTCCCGTCCTCGGTGGAGGAGGGAGGTCTTGCAATGTTGGAGCAGAGGAGGGAGTTTTCGTACATGATGGCGGTGCCCGCCCTCGGCACCTCCTCGTCGTAAAGGGGCTTCTCGATGTAGACGTCCTGGTAGGTGAGCTGCTTGTCTTCCAGCTCGTACCAGTAGGTGGCGTGGCGGAGGGAGGTGGAGGCCGGGTCGAAGTCGGCCCCCGGCCCATTTCGCACCGTCTGGTAGCACTCCAAGTCAATGATCTTGTCGAGGAAGAGGATGGCGGAAATGAGGGTGCCGCCCGCGTCCTGTACCTTGATGGAGCGGTAGATGAAGGCTTGGTCGTAGAGGTTGGAGTCGTACACCAGCTCCATCACCGCGTACTTGGATTGGTACTGGTAGGTGTCGTCGCCGCTGGCCGACGAGGCGGAATCGGAGCCCGTGGAGACGAGGGTGGAAAAGTCCTCCTTACGGACCTGGGCCACCTCGGAGAGGGAGGACTTGCGGCCCGTCTGGGAATCAATCAGTTGGTAGGCGAAGGTGTAGTCGCCCGGCTCGATCATGCGAGGATCGGAGTCGGTGGGCAGGACGCAGTCGGCCCCCGCGTTGGAGCCCGACGACGAGTTGTTGGAGTGGCTATGGTTGTAGCCCCCGTTGGGCCCAGGGTAGAGGTAGGAGGCGGAGGGCAGCACCGTGCAGAGGACGACTTGGCCCGTGCAGGGTCGTTCAGACGCGGGCGCCGTGGACTCGAACGCGCCAAGGATGGTCGCGCTGTCGGGATCCACGAGCAGGGGACGCTTGCCCGGTCCAGGGAACGGACCGAGCACGTCCCGGCCCGTGACGTGGAGGGCGTGGGTGGTGGGGTTGATGTAGAACATGGAGGCGCCCCGCCCCTTTACGAAGACGAAGACGAAGCGGCCCCACGCCACGCGGGACCAGGGCGACGTGAGCGACACGTCCTCGGCCACCAGGTTGCCCTTGGACCAGACGCCGAGCACCGAGTTCCAATAGTCGAGGAAGATGTCGGCATAGGCGGCCCCCGAAGAGACCGACCTCTTCACCCGGTACAGGAAGCCGTAGGCGTACCCGTTGGAGCCGATGGAGAACTGGACGGGGTAGAAGTCGAGGACGACGGAAGTGAGGTCGTGGTTGGTGTGGGGGAGGAAGGAGAGGTCGTGCACCTTCTTGAAGCCGGAGGAGGGGCGCAGGCCGCTCTCAACGTTTCCGTCCACCCCCACCACCTCGGCGGCGAACTGCTTGTCGGCGCCGCTTCGGGACGTCCTCTTGTCCTGCGTCGGCGACAGCAGCACGATTTCCCAAGGGACTGCTTGCTCGGCCAACGGGCACCTCCTCGATCTCGGTCAGTAGATTGCCGCACACACTCCGGACAACGGAAGCGGCTTCCTCCGAATGGTAGGGCCCCAGCCACACCATCACGTCGCAGGAAGGCCTCAGGGAGGCGGCCTCCCACCGGAGGGCCTCCAGCCACTTCCGAAACTCCAAGAGGCGCTGGGGCTGGGTCTTGGGCTTGCCGAAGATGTCCCGGAGCCCATTATCAACCCCCGTGCCGTGGTCGATCCAGTACCCCATGTGGAACCCTTCGTCGCGGGCCTTCTCCGGGTCGGGCCTTCCCCCTCCGGTCAGGAAGGCTGTTTTGGCGAGGGGGTCGGGGGGGTCCCAGAAGGTGAGGCGGACCTGGCGCCCTGCCGCGATATCGGATCGGTTGTGGTCTTGCCCCACCAACATGCGGGGCCTCCCCCTCCCGTCGGCCGGGGCGTAGGTCTTGCGGGTGGCCATGAAGGGGCCCATGATGTGATCGCAATGACCTGACGTCTTCGGAACCCACGAGTGCCACTTCTGGTAGAGGGCGGACATGGCCTCTTTGCGGAGGGCGTAGGCGTGGGTTCGTTGACAGTTGGTGCATCGGAGGACACCCGGCGCGACGGGGACGGGAGGCCTCTTGTCGATGTGGATGTGCTGGCCGCCCAGCATCAAGCAATCCCAGTCGTCGGGCACCCGGGCCAAGAACTCCGCGACCTCGTCGGGAAACTCAGGCGGGAAGAAGGCATCATCCTCCAACACCAGGATGGACGACAGGTTGTCAAGGAGGGCGTCCTCCAGAATCCGGCGGTGACTCTCCATGCACCCCCACGCACCGCCCCCACTGACCCACCCGACCGGAGGGGGAACCAGCGAGCCATCGACGGCGCGGAACCGTTCCACCTCCTTGAAGGGCCACGCGACCCGCCTCACGTTGTCCGTGAAACGGGACCACCTCTCGGGCCTCCGGTCCAGATTGACACAGACGACCCGGTCGAAAAAGTCACGAAGGGGGAGTGGCTCCTTCTTCTCAGGCGACACCGATCTCGCCCTCGCCCTGGATCGTCAGTGACGTGGCCACCGAAGCGCCGCCGACGAGGAAGTCGGAGGCATCCAGCACCAGGCCGGAGGGATACCAGAGGTCGGCGGACGAGTTGGCGGGGACGCTCTGGCCCACGGCAATCTCGGTGCCCGCAGCGTTGGCGCCGGTCGCGCCGAGCCACAGGCTGAACGTCACCGCGCTGGCCGTCTTGTTGGCGACGCGGATGTGGTACAGGATGATCTTCTGTGAAGAGGATCCAGCGTTCACACCGCCCGTCGCCGACGGCGGGTTCAGCAGATTGGTCGTGAGCGTCGTGGTAAGGGCGATAGGCCCGAATCGAAACTTCTTGTTGGAGGCCATAAAAATCTCCTGCTACACGAAGGTAGCGCCGACGATGAACAACTGGTCGATGTCGGCCGACGTGAGGCCGAACCCTTCTCCGACCACCATAATGAGAGGGTGGTTCCGGTCGATCTCGACCGCCTTCTCCCACTTGTCCCGTGCGTCCTCCGCGAGGTCCACGTCCTCCTTCGCCAACTCAGCGATGACGTCGGAGACGGCCGCGTCGAGCTGCTCGCGCGTGATCCTGAAGAGGCGGCGGGCCGCGATCCGCAACTGAGCGGGGGTAATAGTCTGCGGCACCTCAGGGGGCGGAGATGGCGACTCGGCGGCGGGCGCGTGCTTGTCGCAGAACTGCGGACTACGCCCGACCATGTCGTGGACCTTCTCGGGCGTGGCCTGCTCCATGCTCTTGGGCTTCCACTCAACACAAACCACGCCGCACCCAGGCTCATCGCAGATGGCTTGGAAGACTGGACGACCGTCATCCACCCGAACTGGAACGCCCGTTGTGCTCATAGATTCACCTGCGTTGTAACACCCGCGCCGCCCGCGCCGCCGGCGGTAACCGTCCCCGCTGTCCCGGTGGTGCCGGGGGTCGCGCCTGTCGTGACGGAGTTAGCCGCCGAGGTCGGCGGGGCGTTGAGGCAGTAGAGGTAGACACGACCACCCGCCCCGCCGCTGCCGCCACGGCCTCCGGTGCCCGTGCCGAATCCGTTACCGCCAGTGCCGCCCGTGCCTCCACTCACGTCGATCGCATTGGCCGCAACAGAGCCCAGAAGTTCGGAGTAGAGGATGTAGATCCACCCTCCAGAACCGCCGCCACCGCCACCGCCACCACCCGCGAACCCGGCCGCCGCGTTACCGCCGTTGCCGCCGTTGCCCCCCTTCGAAGAGATGGCCCCCGCCGCCGTGCCGCCACCCCGCAGGATCCTGCGGGCGAAGATGGCGAGACAGCGGCCAGATTCCCCTCCGCCGCCTCCGCCGCCGCCTGAGTTCGTGCCGTCTCCACCGCCAGCAGAGCCTCCCGTCCCTCCACACATCCCGCTGAGGAGCGTGGCGCCCTTGAGGAACGCTTTGGTGGGCATCCGGAAGTTGGGACCGGCGGTGTTCGAGTTCGTCGAAGCCTTGGAAGCCCCTCCGGCATTGACCGTGCCGCCGGTTCCAGAAGACCCGCCAGATCCGCCGGCACCGCCAAGATTGGGCGACTCACCCGCAGAGGCTGCGGCCGCCGTCGCGGTGGCTCCAACACCAGTTCCACCCCCCGCACCAGCCGATCCAGCGTGACCGCCACCAATCATCACACCCGCAGAAGACGACGACGTAGAGCCAGCGGTCGAACCGCTTGCATTACCGCCCGCATTGCCGGGGCCCGTGATCGCCGCAGCACCCGCCGCAGAAATATCAAGAACGTTCCGCACCTGGAGGAAGTAGCCAGCGGGAGTGATGCGACCGCTCCCGCTGATCGTGAGATTGTCGAAGTTGGACAGCCGCGTCAAGGAGCCGGAGTTGATCGGGCCCGTCGTGGCGTTCGTGGTCGTAATCGTCACGTCACCGTCGGAGCCGTCGCCAAACCAGAAGTTGATCTCGTCCTCCGTGAGGACTTGCGTGGAGGGCATCGGGATGAACATGCAACCCTCGCCGTCCTCGCCGGGCATCCCCGGGACCATCAAGCTCTCGCCGCCAGAACCGGGGGCCCCGTCCGCACCGGCGGGACCCTGTGGGCCTTGCGGACCTTCCGGGCCTTGCGGACCTTCCGGGCCTTGCGGGCCTTCCGGGCCGGGGGGGCCCGGCATCCCGTCCTCGCCATCCTCACCTCGGAAGCCAGGAGGGATGTCCCCCCGGAAGACGACGTCACCCCCCCGTCCAAAGAAGACGGAGGCGCCGTCGATGCCCGTAAGAGTGATGTCGTTGGCCCACGAGAGGGTCTTACCACCGGAGGGGCTCACCGAACCATCGACACCGTCGGGCACCGTGAGGCCCGAGTTCTGGAGGGTGTAGCCCCCACTGCCGTCGTAACGAGGCACCGCGTTGTCGGTGGAGGTAGCGGGCGCGACGGCTCCACCGGGACGGAAGGGGAGCGGCGTATCCCATGGGTCCCCATCGGTGGTGGGGAGGTAGGCCCAGCCCGTCGTGAGGTCCAGGATCCACTCGCCCGCGAACGACGTAATCGACAGCGAGTTGAGGTCGGAGGTGGTGTACCTCCGCATCAACAGTCGAGCGTACTCGGTGGTCAAGGGCAAGGCTTGCTCCTAGATAAAGACCTTTCCACCGTCGATGATCCGCACCGGGTCCTCCACGAGGGCGTCGATGACAACGGTGGGGCTCTCCCCGGCGACCCCCCCATCATAGACATCCACGACGACGACGTCCGACCCGGAACCCGAGCCCGAACTGTCCGACGCCTCCGAGAAGGTGCTGCCGGAAGAGCTAGAGCTAGACGAGTCGGAGCCGGACGGGTCGGAGCCGCCGATGGGCGGGTTGGGGCGGCCGGGAGGCCCGCTGGGGTTCCCCCCGCCGGTCCCGGGTGCCGACGGGCCGTTCGGGTTGTTGTTCGGGTCAGTCTGCTCGTCACCCGGCGAGGAAGGAGCGGCGATGGCGTTGGGGTACGAGCCGCCCGCGAACATGAAGGGAGCAAACCCGCTCCCGTTCATATCAGGGATAAAGGGGTTGGTCTTGTTGGTATTGAAGGAGAGACCTTCCTGGATCGACATACCGGGCAGTCTGTTGATCTTGCCGATCCGCGCCCTCAACTCGGTCTCTTTGGAGGCGGCGAATCCCGGCACCAGCGTCATGAAGAACTGGCGGAGCAGGTCGTTACCTTGTGAGAGTGAAGAGTGGAATGGCATCAGTGGTCCTTCCCGAACTGCTCTCCTTCGAGGCGGACGATCCACTTGGCGGGGGCGTAGAAGTGCCGCTCTTGCTGCTGGAGGATGGTGAACGCCTGGTCGATGGTATCCCGCCCCCAGTACGCATAGTGGTCGTGAAACCGGACCATCCCCCTCCGGCTCCAGAGGTTGGCGTGGAACCCTAGACAGCCTCTCACGCCCGCCAAGTGCTGCTCCAACCCCCTTCCCACCAGCACCCTCCGATCGTCCGTTTGAGGCTGGCCTCCAAGCATGGCTCCCATCCATGACTGGGGCAGCGAGTTCCACATCCGCTCAAAGTACAGATCGAAGTCGGGGGTGGGCACCGCATCGTCCTCGAACACCAGCAGCAGGTCCTCCCTCCCCAGAATGGCCCTCTCAATCAGGTCCGCGTGGTCCCTCGACGCAAAGTAGTAGTGGGGGTATTCGGGCCGGGAGAACCAGGAGGGGCGCACCCTGTCCGCCGCCGTCGTCCCCCTCAACCTCACGCACTCCATCCGCGACAAGATGCGGGACGAAGTGACCCCCTCCTTGAACCGCTCGAACCGCTTCCGGTAGTGGTCCGGGTTCAGAACGTAAAACTTCTCCAAGTACCCCTGCCAGGGAGGGGGCACCTGCTCGCAGATGTGCGGCTCCCCCTCCGGTCGCGGGGGGAGGGTGGAGGTGTGGTGGGCGAGTTGGGAGCCGGAGAAGTGGGGGTAGACTCTGTTTTGGAGGAAGTCCTCGTCGTCGCCGTACTTCCGGGTGCGGGGCCACTTCGCCAGCTCCTCCTGGAGCCAAGCGAGGTGCGCGCCCCGGAGCCCCCAGCACCCCCCCACGATCGGCCTCGTGTGGTGCGGATGGTCGTGGATGTGGTGGAGCGCCTTGCCCGAAGCGACCCACTCCTGGATGGCAAAGACGTCGCGGGGTGTCACCCTGGAATCCGCGTCCCTAAAACAAATGTGGTCTTCGGGCCCCGCGTTCACGGGGGAGAGGCGCCACATCATCCCGCCGGAGTCCCCCTCCGGTTCGTGCTCGACGATGAAAGCGCCCATCCGTTCCAGCTTGGGGATGGCATAGTGCCCCTTCTCGATGTGGACCTCCACCCTCGCACCCGGCAACCGGAGGGGGATCAGTCGGAGGTTCTCGTACATCCCAAGGACGTAGCGGGGCAGCACGCCATAGAGGGAGTAGGAGAAGATGATCATTCGGAGAGGGGGCCCCAACCCCGGTCAACGGTGCTCTTTTCGACGTGCTTGAACGTCCGCAGATTCATGAGGGAGTGGTTGTCCCCGATCGTCTTCATGGCCGCCCGGTACTGCACCTGGAGGCCCTGCATGTGAGGCCCGCTGATCTTGCGGGCGACCCCCAGCTTCATTGCCCCCTGGAGCGCGATCGCTTCCATGAGAGCCTGGGTACCGGGCGGCGCCACCTCGTAGGGGATGCCCGAACCCACCGCGATCTCCGTGAACTTGTGCCGCAGCACCGCCGTCCACGTCTGGGCCCCGCTGTTGTATCGCACGCTCTCGATGATCCTCTCCTCGCACGGGGCGGGGCTCGCCGGGAGAAGCCGCAGCGTCTGCCCCGCGTACGCGTTCACTCTCCGATCAATCTGCCCCATCGAAGGAGTCCCGAACGTGAACTCGTGCTTCCCATCGCTGTTGAGGGCCAGCACACCACCCGACGTGGAGACGTGGGGGAACACGTCCCCATTGGAGAGGTACCAGAGGCTCACGGTGACGCCGTCGGTGATGACGAGGGGATCGATGCGGAGGATGTTGCCTTCCAGCATGAGGCCCGGACCGCTCCAGTGGAAGAGGCCCTTCGGCTTGATCTCGGAAACCACGACGTGTTTGCTGTCCTCGGTGCACAGCCGCAGGACGCCCAGCACGCAGGGGGGCAACGTGTAGTCGAAGAGGCCGTCCGAGAGGGTGTACGACAACTTGCAGACGACCGGGTCCTCCCGGTTGTTGTTGAGGCGGGCCAGCACGTCCACCATGGACGGCATCAGGATGTGCCGCAGCATGTAGTCGTCGGTGTACTTGGCGTCCACGTCCGGATCATCCAAGTAGCCCCTGATCCGCGTGATGATGGTGTCGAGAACGGAGCCGCTGGCGTTCATGGTCTACTCCGGGACTTTGGGGGTGGGGGCCGCCTTGGATGGTTTCAGGTGATCGTACCAGGGCCCGTCCGAACGGTCGGCCAGCTTCGCCGCCACCGCCACCCTCTCCTGGGCCTCCTGGAGGGCGACGCCCCCCTCCTTGACGCCCACGAAGGCGCCCCCTGACTCCAGGAGGGCCGCCGACGCCTCGTCCCCCCTCCGGCGGAGGGAGACGGCCTTGGACCGCCTCTCCAAGGCGCTATCGAGGCGGAGGGACGCCTTGGCCGCCTTGGCCTCCTGGATCTTCCGGCGGACCCTCTCCACCTTCTCCCGGGCCGGTCGGATGATGTCCTGCACGACGAGCCAGGAGGGGGCGTCCGTGTCGAAGTGGCCGGGGGGGATGTTGAAGGTGGTGAGTTCGACGCAGGAAAGGCCGGGAATCAACCACGAACAGAGGACGTACGTCCCATGCTCCAAGTGGTGGTACACGAAGAGGTCGGTCCGTCGGGCCATCCGGTTCAGGAAGTCGGCGTAGGGGCACTCCCGGATGACGTGGTGGCGGGCGGCGTCGATGATGAAGCCAGACTCGGCGATCTCGGCCTGCTCATCGCGGACGATTTCGATGGTGGGCATCCCCCACTATAGCAAAGAACCCCCCTCCGGTGAAGGAAGGGGGTCCAAGAGCACTCGCTGCTCGGGGGCGGGCTTAGCTGTAGGCGAGGCGGTCCTCGGCCACGTTCTTGATCACGAGGCCCGAAGCCTGCTCGGGCACGATCTGCATGACGACCCGGCCAGGCATCTGGACGTACTCCGTCAACTGCGCCTGGGCGTTGTTGGACACCATCCGCAGGATGGGGAGCTGGTTGGACGGGAGGCCCGTCATGCTGGAAGCGACCAGCTCGAAGGGGAGGCCCGAGGGCGCCTTGTCCCACTTCTTGCCGTGGCCGCTAGGCCGCGTGTACCGCTTCCAGTTGCCGCCTTCCGTCTTGATCCCCAGCACGGTGTTGGCATCCATGTAGGAGTCCGTCTCACCGTAGTAGGTCTTGCCGTCGAAGGTGAACTTGAAGCCCTCTTCGGACCCTTCGTCCTGGAGCGAGGAGAGCCGGTCGGTCCGGTCCTTCCACTCCCGGCCGATCTTGGTGGCTTCGTACGCCATCCAGATGCCGTCGGACGCGAGCAGCGTGTCGATCTTGTGGCCATACTTCATGCGGCGGATCTTATACGCCCGCAGAATCTTGCGGAGGGTGTGCTCGGTAAGCACCCCGTTCGCCATGTCCACCTCCATCGACTTGAACTCGGGGTGGGTGTTCACGTTGATCTTATCGGTGCCGTCCGCTTCCAGGCCCAGCAGCGTGTTGTCGTTGGTCTGGGTGGAGCCCGCCGAGTCGCCCACCTTGAGCCACGAACGGAGGCCCGCGATGCCAGTGGTGGAGCCCGTGCCCGCGTTCGGGGTGCCGCTCACGTTCGCGCTCCCGAAGAACGACACCTCCATGGTCGTATCGAACACGGAGCCGGTGGAAGGGGAGTTAGTGTAGAAGGCGGCGCCGCTGATGTGCTTCACCGTGACGAGGTTCTTCAACTCGTCGATCTTCGTCACCATGTACATCGAGTCGCGGTCGAGGACCGTGGCCGCCGGGCTGCCGTCAAAGGTCTTGAGGTTGGCGACCGTATGGGGCGCGCCCCTCACCCAGAACTGGAGCCGCTGCCCGATGGAGAAGCGGTCGATGGACAGGTTGTCCGGGGCGAACGACAGCTCCGTGGTGGTGCCGGAAACGATGTTGGAGATGTTGGTGCACGCGCAGATGCGGTAGTTGGTGTTCTGGTTCAGGAACAACTGCGTGCACATGCGGTGGTCGATGAGGGTGGCGTGGCCGATCAGCTTCGGCGTCACGATCTCGTTGACCATCGCGGGCAGCGCCTGCGCGTCCAGCTCGGAGAGCGTCCACGCCAGGTTGGAAAGCATGGACCGCATGTGGACCTTCATGCGGTAGGGGAGGGGGTTGGGCCCATCAAGAGCGTCGGGCCAGCCCTGCGCGTTGGCGCCGAAGCCCTGACCCTGGAGGAACGTCTTGTCCCCCAGATTGACGTTCAGGGGGTCGCCGAAGATGGCGGAGTCGAGGCGGGGCCCGCCGTCCTCCAGCACGCCCGCCATGCCCTGGCGGAACGTCTTGATGATCGCGTAGTCGCGTCCCATCTTGTCGCGCTCGACGAGGGTCTGGTTACCCCCGATCACGCGCTTCCAGAAGGGAGACTGGGCGGGCAGGCCCAGCTCGATCGACTTCGAAATGATCTCGTTGATGACACCCTGCTGGGTGTTCAGGAAAGAGCCGACGGTGGCGGACATGGTGGAAACTCCGACTCGCTCGGGGAGCGAGGTTCTGTGCGGTCAAATCTGGGTGGGGGACCCAGAACCCTTGAGGCTGCGGAGGAGCTTGTCGGTCGCCCAGTCGGTGACCTTCATCTTGAGGTCCTCGGCCGACATCCTCTTCTTGGGGTCCGGAAGATCCACGGGCTTGTCCGGCAGCAGGAAGTCGTCTGGCCCGTCCGTTTCCCCGCTCCGGCCGAGACGGCTGGGGTGCGGGATCACCAGGGGCCTGTACTTCTTGGCCAGAGCGTCCGAGGCCTTCTTCGCCTCCTCCGCGAACCACGACTCATCGAAACGGCCGGTCGCCTGCTTCCTTGCGTGAAGCTGGGACGTAACCCGGTCCTTGAACTCCTTGGTGATTTCCTCGATCGTGCCGTTCACCCCCTCGGCCGACTCCCCCTCCAGTTCGGAGGCGGAGGCGCGAAGCTTCGAGAGGACGTCGCCGAGGCCGGTTTTCGAGTTGAGGTGGCGGCTCGTCTCGGTCTCCAGGATGTTCTGGAGTTCCCGGAGACGCATGGACCGCTGCTGCTCGATGATGTGCTCCTGCTGCTGCTTGATGGTGGCGAGGTCCCGCGACCGTTCATCATCCTCGTCCTCGTCCTCGTCGGGGCGCTGCCTCCCCCTCCGGTTGCGTGGGGTGGGCTCGTCGTCGGTGTCGTCGTCGTCGCCCAAGTTCTGGGCGAGGTAGGTCTGGATGGCTCTCTCGGAGTACCCCGCGTCTTTGAGGACGGCGCGGAGGGCGTCGGCCTTCTCGGCGGCGGGCAGGTCCGCCCGGAGGATCTTGGTCGTGTTCTCCCACCGACCTTTGAGGGTGTCCCGCTCCTTGGTCGTGTTGTCCAGGGTGGACTTCGCCGCCACGAGCGCCTCGTAGTCCGCTTTGGAAAGGGTGATCTTGTCGGAGGCGGGGGCTCCCCCTCCGGTCCCCTTGTCGGTGGAGGGGTCGTCGTTCCCGTCGGCGAACCGGGCGGTGAGGGGGGTGTCCATGCCCAGGACGGAGAGGAGGGAGGTGATGCGGCGCTTGTTTCGCATGAGTTATCCGGGAGGGAAAGAGGGTTGAGGGGTGGCTCCGGCTCCGGCACCCTGCTGGAGCTGCCGGAGGAGTATAGCCGAGTCGTCAGGGTTGGGTACGGCCGCCGGGAGGGTTCTCCCCGAGAACTCCAGGAGGGTGTCCCGGTAGTGGGCAAGGGCGTCCTGCACCTCGACGGACGCGAGGGTGAAGGAGGGGCGGGCCATGAAGGCGGAGAGGACGCGGAGCTGGAGGTCGGGCTTGGTGCTGTAGGGGGAGATGGTGGCCTCCCCCGGCTGTTCGCCATCCCCGTAGACGATGAGGATGTTGCGGACGATGCTTTCGTAGGCGGCCTTGTCCTCCTCCATCCACATCGCCCAGTCCACGCCCTCCATCACGGAGAAGAGGATGAAGGAGGCGGGGTCCGTGACCTGCTTCTCCAGGAGGTCCAGGGCCTCGCCCTTGCGGGCCGAGATCGACTTGGGGTTCACTTCCTGGACGTTGAAGGAGAGGCGGCTGAGGTCGGGGAGGGGATTCTTGGGGAAGGAGACGGTTCCTTCGATCGGATCGACGACGGCCCCCGCAAGGTCGAGGGAGAGGCGGGAGACGGGGAGGGCTCGGGGGGAGTGGGCCAATCCCTTGACGGCCTGGGTGGCGAGGCCCCGGTAGGCGGTCGAGAAACAGACACGGATGCCGTGGGAGGGGCGGGTCATCGCCTGGTTCAGACGCTCGTCGAGGAAGGAGAGGCCCTGGGCGCTATCGACGCGGCCTTTCTCGGCGGCCAGATCTCCGATGGGGGAGAGGTTCCGCATCATGGCCTGGGCCATGGTGGCGACCTTGCCAGGGAAGTCGGAGGTGGTGGCGGGCTGGATGGCGAAGGGTCGGAAGCCCTCGGCGATGGGGTCGGGCGCCCACGGCAGCATCTTGAGGCCGCGACCCACGTCGCGGAGCATCGGCTTCTCGTTCAGATCGCCCTGGGGGATTACGAGGACGCCGTAGCGGTCCATGTCCCGGACGTTGTTGAAGAGGGTTTTGAGGAGGAGTTCGTTGTTGCGGCTCATCGAGAACAGCAGATCGAACATCCCGGCCCCGTAGAACCCGCCCGTGTCGAGGAAGGTGGAGTAGCCGAGGGGGCAGTAGACTTCTTCGTTGCGGAAGTCGATATCGTCGAGGACGCACATGCCGGACTGCACGACGTACCGCTGCACCATGTTGCGGGCGCCCCACGTCCATAGCTCCCTGATCTTGACGAGGGCGTGCATGTCCTCGTTGTGCGGATCCCCCTTGGCCATGCCGTCGGTGCCCTGCCCGAAGTTGATGGAGATGGTGGAGCCGTACCCCGTGGAGTCGATCTCCTGATCGTCGCCTAGCTGCTTCTGATACCACTCGATGTCGTCGAGCGACTTCGCCATCTTCTTCTTGCCGAACTTCTCCTCCAGGTACCGGAGGGGGACGAAGCGCTGGCGGATGATGCCCCGCTGCTTGAGGGAGTTGGGCCCGAGAGAGGGGAAGGGGCAGAGTTCGCGGGGGTGCACGACTTCGAGGTCGCCCACGAGACCGACGGTGGGGTGGTCTTCGAGGTGGCCGATGAGGCCGCACGAGCCCAAGCAGGCGTAGTTGAAGGCGAACTGCTCCTTCACCAGCTCCAACTGGTCGTCGCTGACGATCGAGTCCATGATGACCTGGCCGACCGCCCGTGAACGGACGGCGCCGAGGGACTGGCCCTGGGCGAGGACTTTGGGGCGGAGGTCGAAGGAGAGGATGCGGCCGGCGACGCGGTTGATCTCGGCGAGGAGTTCCTGGCTCATGAACTCGGCGTTGCCGTTGTCGTCAACCCAGAGGGGGCGGACGGACTGGGTGGAGGGGTCGTAGTGGGAGAAGGAGCGGGCCCCATTGAGGTAGTAGAAGGCCACGAGCCACATCGTCCGCTTATACAGCATGATGATGTCTTCACGGGCCATGTGCTTGTTGATGACTTTGGAGAGGGCCGCCTCGTCCCTGGGAAGATCCGGGAAGTCACTGGGCATGGGTCTGCTCCTTCACGGGGGCGGGACGGGCGGCGAACCCACGGGGGACGAAGCCTCGGGGCATGAGGTCGGTATGGAGGACCTGCTTGGGAGCCGCGAGTTCCCCCTCCGGTTGGGAGATGGCGGCGGGGGGTGCGGTGCCGAGTTCGGTGGCGAGGGAGGCGGCGGATTGGCCCTTGCGGGGGCCGGTCCCGTAGTAGCACGAGAAGAGGCGGTCGGCCAGCGCCTGGGGGATCTGGACGTACCCGGAGGGCGCGGAGGGGTGGGGGGAGTCAGATTCGGGTTCCATGGGGCCTCTCCGTTTCACGGGAGTCTATGACGGCCATCGTGAGGGAAGCGGGCACCGAGCAGATATCGACGGCGAGACCGAGGGGCAGGGCGGTGCTCCGGTCGCTGGCGTGGATTTCCCCCTCCATAAGGCGCTGGATGGGGGACTTCGAGGACTGGGGGGCGGAAGACTTGCCGGGGCGGCGGCGGCCTTTGAGCACGAACTTGGACATGGCGACGGTGTCGATGCAGTTGTGGACGAGGATGCTCCCCGCGAAGAACTCAGGGTGCTCCTCCACCGTCAGATTCCAGGTCTGGCTCTTTGTGGATGCGGTGTTGGCTGACAGCGTCTCGGGCTTCGTGGCGGGCGAAATGCTCGGGACCGGCAAGGGCCTCAAGGTTGGAAAGGTCGTTGTTGAGGGGGTTTCCGTCCCGAGGGTGGACGTGACTCCCGGGCGGGCCGGGTCCGTGCGCGGGTTCTTAGGGGTCTCGGAGGTGTTGGGGGTGCTGGCGTCCTTGGAACTCGATGGTTTCGCGGGAAGGCACGACAGAACGATATCACTGTGTTGGAGGGAGTTGAGGGGGACCCAGCCCCTCCCCTCCGTCCAGATTGGATGGGAGGGGGTGGCGGTGATCCCATAGCGCGTGATGACTTCTTTCTCTCCCGTGCACCATGCTTTGAGGACACGCCGCCACCCGAAGCGAGTGAGGACTTCGTCGGACGTGGTGACTTCCGCGATGGGGATGTCCCCCCTCCGGGTTGTGATGGGGGTGGAGGGAGGGAAGCAGTCGTCGTGCTCCAAACCGCCGTTCTGGGCTTCCGGGTTGAAGCCTTCGATCTGGGCCAGGAGCTGCTCGAAGAAGGCCTTGTGCTTGAGGTGGCGGGGGAACTTGATGAGGAGGTGCTCGAAGCGGAACGAGAGGGACTCGATCTTCTGCTCTTTGGGCTCGACGCCCACCTTGAGGGGCTTGACGGCGGGCAGCCAGGAAAGGCCCAGGTGCTCGGGGCCCTTGGTCCGGACGATGTCCAGCATCTCGTTGAAGAAGGTGATGGAGCCCTTGAGGTGCTCGATGAAGAGGGTGGGGACGCGCCACCGGGCGCAGAGGGAGAAGCACTCGCGGATCGCCTTGTCCTTGCCGCACTGGGCCGCCCACCCGTCCAGGACGAAGAGGACGTTGGTGACGGGGTCGTGGAGCATCACGACGCACGTCTTGTAGTCGGAGGAGGTGTTGGAGGTGTAGGAGTAGTCGGAGCAGGCGAAGAGGTTCCCCCTCCGGAGGAGGTCGGAGAAGAGGAGGGACGTGGTTTCGGCGGCGCCGTCGGACTTGCGGACGCGGAAGTGGATGCGGGAGGCGGAGCCCCAGGGGTTGGTCTGGAGGGAGTCATCCACCTCGGAGAACCAGAAGTCGAAGTCGTCCTCCTTGTCGGCCAGGAGGGGGAAGCACCGTTCCTCGGAGTCGCCGGGCTGACCCTGGGCCTCGGCCAGCCACGCACGCTCGCCCATGGCGCGGCGGACGTCGGCGATGGTCATGGTGTCGGGGGCCAGGTTGAGACGGGCCTTCTCCTCTTCGTCAACCGGCCACGCGTGGGGCCAGCAGGATTCGGGCTTCTGGGTGAGGGGGTTGGTGCGGAGCTGCTGGATGTGGTAGCGGGCCCACTGTCCGAAGCGGGCGTCCCGGGGGCGGGGCCCCTCGGGCGTGTCGATCATGGACATGGCGTGCCACGAGTAGTGCCGCTTGGAGACATGGGTGGCGGTCCAGTCGAAGCCGCGCCCTTTCAGGATCACCATGGGCATGATGACCCGGTTGACGAGACGGTCCATGTACTCACGGACGTTGATCATGGAGGTGGACGCTTTTTCGTCGTGCTCGGGGTCGTCGAGGCGGTAGCGGCGGGGGCGAAGACCACGCTGGCGGCCTTCGGAGGAGATGGGCTGGAGCCACGACTTGTTGCGGAGGTAGAAGAGTTCGACGCCGGTGGAGTTTTCGTGCTTGGAGGGACGGAGGGGCCCACCGTACTCGGGACCGAAGTCGTCGTTGAGGCGGCGGTTGTTGTAGATCTGGTCCCGCATCTGTTCGGAGCGGAGCAGGGCGTTCTTGTGGACAAGGGTGCAGTAGACGACGGAGTAGGCGGGCGCCGTGACGAGGCGCTTGATGGTGTCCGTTTTGACGAGGGTGGACTTGGCGGAAGATCGGGGGGCGATGGCCAGGCACTGCCGGTACATGTTCCACATGCGGACGAGGTCGTAGTGGAAGTCGGCGGAGGGCAGGGGCGTGTCGTCGTAGTAGAAGGGGTCGAAGTCGTCGGCCGGATCCGCGTGGAGGTAGTAGTGGTCGAAGAAGTCGTGGGAGGCGGCGGCCGCGTCTCCGACCAGGGTCAGGCGGGAGAGGTCGGGGTGGTCCGGCATCTCGTCGGCTGGGATCAGCCACTGGCGGGAAGCGCAGACGCGGGCTTGTCGCTGGCCCCCCACCGTCAACGAGTCGTAGTCGGCGGGCAGGGGGTAGAGGGGGTTCCCTTCCCAAGAGAAGGGAATGCGCTTCATGAGAGGTTCCCCGAGTAGAAGAGGTGGTGTACGGCGACGAAGCGGAGGATCACGCACGACGCGTACTGGGCGTCGAGGGGCGCCTGGGAACGGTCAAAGAGGGTGTTGTAGAGGTGGGAGAGGCGGGCGGTCGGCTCCCCCTCCGGAGTGAGGAGTTCGTTGCGGTAGAGGGTGCCGAGGGTCGCGCGATCCTTGACCATGTCGGAGGGGTAGGCCATGCCGAAGGAGGGCAGGGCGGTGGCCCCCCACCCGAAGAAGTCCTCGGGGTGGAGTTTGCGGAGGAAGGAGAGGACGTCATGGAACAGGGGCGTCCGGAGCATGATCTGATTCTGAGACGATTCCGGGAGCGGGGGCGGGGCGGGCAACGGGGGAGGGGATAGGGATGGCGGCGGGGGCGGCGGGGGCGGGGCGGGCGATGGGGGCGGCGAAGGAGCCGGAGCCGAAGCGGCCGGAGGGGGGAGAGAGGACGGTCCGGGATTGGACGAGGGTGACTTTGCCATTCGAGGTTCCTTCGCTGCTGATCTGCTGCTTGGTGAAGCGGCCATTGGCGCCTGCGATGTCCTTCATGAACGCGATGAACTGGGCTCGGCCCCGGAGACGGACGTCGGGGTCCTCGGAGCGGGTGTCCGCGATGAGGGAGGTGATGAGTTCTTCCTGGTCGAAACGGTTGAGGGCGAGCGCATCGTGGGCCCCTTCGAGAGAGAATAGGCCAGTGACGAGGTCCTCGACGACCGGAGGGGGACTCGCGGTGATGGTGGAGGGGGAGCGGGGCATCGCGGGTCTGGGGAGGGAGGGGGTGCTCATGGGGAGTTGGGGGGTTTGCGTTCGACGAGGAGGTTGGCGTCGGCGGCGGCGTTGGATTCGGAGATGGTACGGGCGAGGGCGATGCGGTACGCGTTGGCTTGGATGCGGCCGAGGGCGAGACGCGCGGTCTTGCGGATCTGGAGGTCGGTGAGGTGGTGCCCGTTGAACCGCTTGGTGTAGAGGAGGTCGGCGCAGAGGCGTTTCTGGTTCCGGCGGAACCGTTCGAGGTCCATTTTGGAGGGGTTGACGTCGCGGAAGCGGACCATGCGGCAGCCCGGGGCGTAGAAGTCGGGCTCGCCGATGGAGAGGACGGCGCGCAGGGCGAGGAAGAAGGAGTAGCCGTCGATGAAGCGGAGTTCCCCGATATGGAGGGTGGGCACGTTCAGGTTTCGGAGGAAGTGGCGGAAGGTGATGGGGGTGAGCCCGAAGATGGAGAGTTCTTCGAGGATTTGTTCTTCGGAGTAGAGGCGGATCCACGAACCGAACTTGATGGTGGCCCGGCCATTTCGAAGGTTTCGGGTGGACTTCTTCGGAGAAGAGGGTATAGTTGGCACTGATGGCACCTTACCTGAGAAAGGGGTTAGTGGGTGGCCAGCCGGAGCAGGTCCTGGAACCGGGCCCGGTCCGCCGCGTTGGAGGGATTCAGGCCCAGCTTGCGCATCCGGTAGTCGACGTTGAGCCTGTCGAGGGCGGACTGGTAGGCGGTCTGGGCCACGTCATTCTGGACCTTGGACTTGGCCCGTTCCTGGGCGAAGGCGATGTCGCGCGACTCCCCCTCCAGGGCCATGAGCTTGTCGGTGTCGTTGGCCGTGCCGGTGGCGACCCGCTGCTGGGGGGACTTGGGCGTGCCGTCCGGATTGAAGTTTTGGGGCCGCTTCTTGCGGCCCTCGGCCTTGGCGGCTTCGGAGGCGGCGAGGTTGCGGGCGCGTGCGGCGGACTCCCCCTCCTGGCGGGCCTTGGCCTTGAGGGCGGCGAGGGCGTCGGCTTCCTGGCGGCGTCGGTGGCGTTCGAGGAGGAGCTGGTGCTCGGACTCCTCGCGGTCGTTCAAGGCCTTGATCTTGGGATCGGCGAAGACGGGACGGATGGGGGAAGGAGGGGCGATGGGGTTGCCGCCGCCCGTGGCGGCGCCGACGAGGGGAGGGCCCTGGACCTCGGGATCGGAGAGGACCGGAGCGCTGGGTCCCCCTCCGGTAGGGGAGGGGAGGGGCGGGGCTCCCCCTCCGGACATGGGGAGGTCGGGGTCGGGGAACAGTGCGGTGGATTGGGGGGAGAGGAAGAAACGGCCCACGGGGTAGGCGGAGGGGAAGGACGAGTTGCGGAAGGTGGGGGACTTGATGTTGATGGCGGACATGGGTGACTCCACAAGAAAGGACGACTGATGGTTATTGCACCGAATACGGATCCGCTCGGAAGTGTAGAGCCTTTGAAGGTGGCGCGGCGGGTGATGGGGGGATTGTGGAAGGAGGAGGGGGGAGTGCCGGGTCTCGTGATGTGGAGGGGGGAGTTCTGGGAGTGGAGGGATGGGAGGTGGAGGAAGGTGAGCAGGCAGGTGGTGGAGGATCGGGTGAGGCTGGGGCTGGAGGATTCGTGGGTGGTCGCGGGGGAGGGGATGAAGAGGTATGGGGTCAACAGCGGGAAGGTGACGGAGGTGGTGGACGCGATAGGGGCGCTGGCGAGGAGGCCCTTGGAGGGGAAGGAGGATCTGCCGGTGTGGATGGGGAAGGGCGAGTGCCCGGTGGATCGGGAGAGGACGCTGGCGTTCGAGGACGTGCTGGTGGAGGTGAAGGGGGAGGGGAAGGTGGTGCCAAGGGGACGGGAGTGGTTCGATGGGGTGGTGCTGCCGGGGAGCGGGGTGGGGGAGCCCGAGGGGTGCCCGAGGTTCAAGAGGGCGCTGGAGGAGTGGAGCAGGGGGGATGGGAAGTGGGTGAGTCTGGCGAAGCGGATGGTGGGGATGTGGCTGATGGCGGGACGGCACCATCACAGGTGGGGCTTGCTGTTTGGACCGGCGGGCACGGGCAAGACGAGCTTCGTGAAGGTGATCGAGTGGCTGGTGGGACGGGACGCGTATTTGAGCACGGATGTGGCGAGCATCGCGGGGGGGTTTGGATTGGACGGGATGCAGGGGGCGAGGTTGGTGGGCGTGAAGGAGGTGACGGATCTGGAGGGGAAGCAGGGGGACGCGGCGGCGGGCGTGATGAAGCGGCTGATGGGGGAGGACGATGTGACGATCAACGCGAAGTTTGAGAGGCCGGAGAAGAACGTGAGGGTGAAGGCGGGGGTGCTGATGGTGAGCAACACGATGCCGAGGCTGCCCAATAGGGGGCTGGGGCTGAGTCAGAAGATGCTGGTGCTGCCGTTCAGCGAGGTGTTCAGGGGGGAGGAGAGGGAGGAGCTGGGGCTGGAGGAGGCGCTGAAGGGGGAGCTGAAGGGGATTGCGAGGTGGGCGCTGGAGGGGGCGTGGGAGGTGGAGCATGAGGGAGCCAAGGAGAGGTGGCCCGTGCCGGAGGAGGCGAAGGAGGTGGCCCGGAACTTCGTGTTGCAGAACAACCCGGCGGACGCGTTTCTGGAGGCGCGGTGCGTGAAGGTGCCGGGGGGCTTCGTGACGACGGAGCTGCTGTGGCGGGAGTGGGAGGAGTGGCGGAGCGTGAACCAGGTGGAGATGAGGGTGGCGAGGAACAAGCTGGCCATTTTTTTGATGGAGGAGGGGACGTGGCAGTTGAAGCGGCACCGGAAGGAAGGCACGGGCGGGAGAGGGCTGGTTGGGTTAGGTCTGAGGAGGGAGGCGGACGACCGGCTGTGAGCCAACAGTGCCCACCCCCCCCCCCCCCCCCCGCCCGGGGAAAGATTAGTGTTTTTTTTATTGAGA